AACCAGGTGGCATAGATTGCATTTTCTCTATGAAAACGGTTCTCTCCTCCAACATAAGAGTGAAAAAATTACTTATGGCTCCAACATCATAATCTCGTTTAACTTTCTTACCCTTCTTATAAGAGAGCACTGGCATATCTATAAGATGAATTATATCACCTTTTTGATTTAACTCAGCAATTGCTCCACTTAGGCCAGGATCTATACCTACAATGTTCATTTCTTATCCCCATCCCCCTTACCAAATTCTTGGTTTACGCTGTTCCGTTTCGTGAGCCTTCTGCCATATAACCCATAACTCTTCCCGCAGTTTCCCCTCCAAACCATTCCTCTCAATGTGGTCTATCCACGACTTCATAGTCCTCTCTTCATCCCAAAGTTTTATTTTTGTCTCCACCCCCATTGCCTTTCGAGGACCATTCTGAAGTTCACTGATAAAGTATAAGCTAGAACCTATGTCGTCAAGCCCATAAGAAAAAAGGATCTTAAATTTTCCTTTCCTAAAAGGAGGGGCAACTTTATTCTTAACAACATCAAAATCCGTCCAGATTCCAATAACTTTCTTAGCCGAATTTACTATTTTAGCATCGTGCTTAAGATGAATCCGAACTGATGGATAGTACTCCGGAGCTCTTCCACCTGTAACTGTTTCTCCACCAAATGCAGAACCAATCCGATCTCTTGCCTGGTCAATTAGAAACAAGGTGGTGTTACTCTCAGCAATAGCTTTGATATACTTTCTAAATCCAAGAGATAGCTGCTTAGCACGATATGCTCCAAAACCTTGCTCATCCATCCTCCTCTCATCTTCAATCTTTGCAGGAAGAGCTGTAACACTATCAGTTACATTAATCTTTGGATTAGTATTTAGTTTCTTTTTCTTATCATCCTTATAAATAATTGAAGTAATCCAGTCGTCAAACAACTCCTCCAGAGTTCCTGGGTATCCTTTTTTAGTCTTGTTCCAGTCAAATCCATACATTAAAGCAAATTCCGGGTCCATAGTATGTTCAACATCATTATAGTAAGTTTCTATCCCCGCCCGTTGGGCATAGCCAAGAATAGTAGCTGCTAACACAGATTTACACGTACTCATACCTCCATAGGCCTGCACAATTCTTCCAAGTGGGATGCCACCAGGAAATCTGTTAGCAATAGCAAAATCAAGAACAGTGCACCCTGTTTGAATCCACGTACTTACAGGAGGAAGATCAACTATCTCACTCGCCTTTTCAGAGGTTTTTTCAACTTCCGATTTTTCTTCAACTTCTGGTTTTTCTCTTTTGTTCATCTTATTCCTCCTCTACTTCATGCTCATTTTCTTCTCGATCTTCGTTTGCCTTCTTACCCCGCAAATCCAAAATTGCCTGCTCCGCCGACTTCCAGCCTCCCTGGCTAACTACATCCTCTTGACTATAATAAGAATAGATAAACAGCCGAACCAAATCTCTAAGCATCGACTTTCGCTGCTCAACAGCAGCCAAGAGAACTGAAGCTTCATTAGCCAGCTTGTCAGCTTCAATATAAGTAGTAACAGCACCCTGATACTCATCACTAGTTGTTATTACTGCATCTACTGATCCCTCTGTAACTTTACCAGATAAACTGTATGTCTCTGGGTTCTTTCTTATCTTCAGAGACAAGTCTGCCTTAATAAAATCAAGATGCTCCTTTGATCGTTTAGCTTCTGCTCTAACAGAAGAAACCCACTCACCAATTTCTTCATACAAAGCGGCTTGCTGTAAACATTCCTGCTCCAAACTAAACTGGTTTATTGGCAAACGTTGCCTGAAATGGTTCAAAGCTTCTTTACTTTCTTCGTTCATTATCAGAGCTCCTCAACTCTAATTATAGAATATAATTCCAAAAAGCCTCCGTGCCAGTTTTCTCCTAACAACAAGACTCTCTTTTATTTCTATTTAGTTAAGGTTAAATCAATCTGAGCTATATCCATACAACTGACACCCCTTACAAAAATATCTCCTAACTTTCCATAATCTTGCTCTCGCGCTGCCAAATAAGCTTTGTCACGTGCTAACTGAATGGATTCAGCTTCCACAAGAACTTGTGCTACTATAGGACAATAAACTACACTAGAATCATCTTCAAACTGTACACCAATATCAACCAACCATTTCATCTTACTACCTCACTTTCTTATCCTAACAAACCCATATCCACTTTTTTATAAACTTCAAACGTTGTTTTACTACTCAACTTTCAACTCCTAGCCCGCTCTCAAACGCCTGGAGTGGTAACCGAACCGAACGCAACTCAACATAACTAAACTTAACTTAACAGAAGTGTGGCTTTTTAATACTGTCCACGTCAGCTTGTTCTTTTATTCCTTCGCACGCCTTCGAGCTTCGATCTCTGCTAACTTTTGCCTAACCGAAGCAGCTTGTGTAGAATTCTCAGGTGCTCCATCCCTAGATCGAACTCTACTCTTCCTATTCTCAGCTCCGGCCTCTTCTACAACCTCTTTTGCTTCATTCTTCTCAGGCTCCTCTACCACACTCTTTTCTGGTTCCTTCACGGATTCGTCTCTAGTCCTCTCTCCTCTTGTAGCAGAACCAGTTTCTTTTTCCTTATTCTCTTCAGAGGGGGGCATACCAGAAACAGCTTGAACCATTTCCTCTTCATCCGGAACAAGAAGGATATCATCAGGAGAAGGGAGATCCTTATACCAGCATTCAGGAACTTCTCCAGCCTCTTTCAGTACAAAATTACCATAAGAAGTTTTCTTAGCATCGACCCGGGTAAACTCAATATCTCTTCCTTCCTTTGGATCGGTAGGATCAATCTTTTTGCCTGTTCTCTTGTCCACTGATAGTGAACAGATCTGTTGATAAATAGTAGGTGGGCAGTCAAACCACTTAGGCCCCTCTTCTTCGGTCTGAGAGGAAGTAGTATCGACAACAAAAAGCAAGTACCTTTTAGCAACAGCAAGTTCCCCAATAACAACAGGATCTGCATTCTCCCTCTTAAGCTTTTTTATGTAATCACAAACAGGGCATCTCTTCTTAAACATTGCTTGTAAACAAAGAAAGGTATTTCCATCTGCCCCAACATTGGAATGCTTCCAGATTTCCTTAGCAAAAGGTCCCACCTTACTTGGAGTTACGACCCTAATAAAGTTGTTACCTTTAGGCTTTTTTGTATCGTAGCGATCAATCCCTAATCTTTCTAGTTTAGCTGTGTCAACATAATTAAAGTTGACTCTCCGGCCAGTAGCCTTTGCACCGGCTGAGATTGCTTCCTCTCTACTTGGATCAATTGAACTCATCTGATTTACCTCCAAAAATTGTTCCTATTCTTTTTTGATATCTTTCTTCCAATTTTTCACTTTGTCTGTCCATAGTTCACAAACTATTCCATCAGTAGCCCACTCCTTTACAGGAATATCTTCACAGATTGAAGCCCTACAATTTCTACAAGTCTTTTTCTTACTATTCATTTTCATCCCCCCAAGTCTCAAAGCAAGCACGAGCTATCAAAGCTCCTAACTGAGATTTCCCTCCATAGTATACGCTTGTAGCAAATATTCCCAGAAGATGAGTAATATCTTTTGCAGCTTGCATATCAGTTTGTTTCTTCAATTTATTGAATAGAAAAGTAAGTATAGACCTACGAACTTTCTCTGGCTCTTCATCAATTAAAGAGAACTTTTCAATTATCTGTTTCCACTTCTTCTCTCTCTGCTCTGGAGCCATTATAAGAAGTTTCAACAAATCCAACATGGTAGCATCTCTTTCTGTACCTTCTACGAGTAACTCAAGAGCTTCATCCACGTTTGTGATATCAGAAACTTGCTCCAGAGAAACTAAAGCTGCTCTTGGAGATCCCGCACATATTAGAGCTATTGCTTCTATGATATCTTTGTGAATCTCCAACTTCTTTTCTTTACAAGCTCGCTTCAGTACTTCTACTATCTCTTTTTCAGAAAGTAGGGTAACCTCATACTCAGCACACCTGTTTCGAACGGTTTCAATAATCCTTGAAGGATCTGTTGTACAAAGGATATAGTAACAATATGAAGGGTTATCCTCTAGAATCTTTAGTAGAGCCTGCTGGGCATCATTGGTAAGAGCATGGGATTCGTCTATGATATAAGTTTTTGTAGTTCCTCCAAGTCCACGAAAGGATGAGGTTGAACCAATTTCTCGAATAGTATCTATTCCTCTGGTATTTGCCGCATCTAGTCCAAAAGTGCTATCTCTATTAGAACCAAACGCTGTCGCTAGAATGCGAGCTATTGTGGTCTTTCCACAACCACTAGGACCTTTCAAAAGAATGGCATGTGGTTGCTCGCTAGCAGGCTTTCTCAGCATCTTTGAAAGAGCACCAATAGTAGATGCGTTTCCTACAATTTCTTCAAGTCTTGTTGGTCGTACAGCTTGATAAAGGGACATCTTCAATTTACCTCATTCTTTATTTTTATTCTCGTACAAAAAGAATAGCCTCATATCTTGGATTGCACCATTATAACCCTTTGACCAATCACAATCTTTTTCAAAACCACCAACATTCCTAACACGATTTCGTAAGTATTCCTCCAGATGTTTAAGTTCTTTCTCTGCCATAAATCTTCTCCTTATCTTTGCTCATAAAGTTAAACTCTTTTAGATTGACCTGACTTTTTGTCTAATTTGTTATTCTGCACCACACAAAGGGCAATCGCCTGGAATATGTGCTTCTTCACATTCTATTGCAGATAATGTACCTTCCGGCCAACCATAAAGCTTTCTAGCAAGAATTTTCTTTTGAAGGGGTAATCTTTTTTCTCTTTCAATCACAGAATGATAAAACTTATCCTCCCTCCAACCAAAATAAATTATTTTACCTATATTAAGAAAATAGGCTACAGCACCAGAACAGAAGGCGATAAAACAACAAAGTTGACTAAATTTGCTATTAGCTATTAGTAAGCCCAAAACTCCTATTAGCATTAACCCAGCCGTTCCCCAGTACAATCGAAAAGATGGTTCAGGCCTTTTTTCAAAATAATAGTATAACAACATTTCATCTAAGGACATTATTTTCATATTACTACCTCCTTAACTTTACCTCTTTTACATTATAATTATACAAGAACTACCCAACCTTCTTATAATTTTTCCTACCATTAAACCACTTTTAAGGGAAGTTGTTTACTTTCAATCAAACTCCGAAGTAGAACATGAAATGCTGTTCCCTGAATAATGTTGTTGCCTAATTGGTTAACACTCAAAGGTCCAACCCTTCGCCAACCAGTAGGAGCTTCTACATAACCATCCTTCAAGTAATCATGTATAACTTTATTTTGCCACTCCTTAACATAGTGGTACTCTTCCCAGAATTCTTTTTGTGTTTTAATTATATGCTCAACTGGAACTTCCGGAAAAGATCGGGCAATACTCTTAGCCGTTGAATTATAAACACTTGGGAATACAAATCCATTCTTACCTCGATATCTTTCATCTTTTGTTACCTCTTCTATCAACTTTTGAAAAACTTTACCTGCCCACCTTCTATGAGTATCAAAAGGATTCGCTCCACCTTCAGGATGTTCTTTACTCCACTTTTGACCTTCCTTAATCTGTCTAGTAAGTTCTGGATCTTTGGAAATCATCGCAATAAGCCTTACTTCCATCCCACTATAATCAACTTCGAGAAGAACTCTTGTTCTTCCACTTCCATCATTAAGAAACTCCTCTAACTTAACTTTCTTGTCTTTTCCAATTCTAACATAAAAACCGGACTCAGTAATCCCAACCGCGTGCATTTCATACCAATTCCATCCTACTTCCCATTCAACCTCTAACGGAATATCCCCTTGCCAATCGAACCACTTGGAACACATAATTTCAGTTACTGTGTTAATTGCCTCTTTAACTACATATATATTGGTATCAAATGTAACACTATCATGAACTTCAAAAACTGGAACAATAGGAAACTTTCGTTCTACAGAAGGAATAATACATTTCCGAAACACCTTCAATTCTTTATCATGCTTGAACACATTTTGAATGTTAGGGCTATCCGCACTAGATCTATAACTTTCAGCAAAATTCAAATTATATGAAGGATGTACATAACAATTAGCATCCATTACATTTCTATAATTAGCCACCCGTTCGGTCAAACTGCAGCACTTCCGAAACCTAAAAAGAGAATTAACTAAAGTTCTTACTTCTTCATTCCTAGTTTTTTCAAGTATAGTATTTAGAGCTTCTTCATCAGTTGAACCTTTTTTGGTAGCAGTTTCTTTATACTTCTCCTCTCTATAAGTATCATATAAGATTTTCTCTAATTGTGCTGGGGAATCTGGGTTAAAAATGCTATTGTGTTCCTCTTCATACTTCTTAACTCCAGGAAGAGAACGCATTTCTAAAACTCGAAGATCTTTTTCTTCTTGATAATCTTTTTCAAGTTTCTCCAGACAGTTCACATCAAGACGAATCCCATCCTCTCTCATATTCACAAGAGCCTTCGATCCTTCATGAAGAAGTTGATAAAACTCTTCTAATCTACCTCTCCCCTCAAGAATTTTCCGTTGCTTATAATATGACATCAAGGTATATCGAACATCCCAACCCGTGTAATTACAAACATTTTTCAGTGGCTCGGACAGTAATTTTTTCACATCAACTGTTTTCTTGTACTCATGCCCGGTCATTTCATAAGCTTGAAAACCCAAACTAGTAGTATAACGAGTATTATTTATAACATGTGCAGCTATCATGGTATCGTGCACATAGTTGTTCATAGGCTGATGTAAAAATACTCTATTCCAAATTTCCTCCATATTCACATTCTGAACAGCCTTTGGAGTATTACTTGCTAGAAAACTTTGCCATGCTCCAATTATCTTCTTTCGCTCTTCTTCTGTAAAAATTTCTTTCCCATCATCCCAGTGCAACTTAAGTGGAATAACTACAGCCGATTCAACATCATCCGTTATCGAAATAGACAAAAGATCAGCTCCAGCCTCCCAAGGAGTTAATGTAGTTGTTTCATAGTCATAAGAAATAACCTGTTTGGAGTCGGAAAAATATTCAAGGAGTTCTGTAATCTCAGAAACATCTGTAACGCATTTATTTCCATCTTCAGTTAGAGGCTTAGGAAGTGGTGTTCCAAGATATGATATCACATTTGCTAAATCATATCCAAACACAATTTCATCGTCTGGATACTTATCTGGCTTTCCTTTTCTATGGAGAAAGAATGCAGGATGAAACAAACAGCCAACCCAGCAATTATACTTATGGCAAGGAATAGCTCTTCCATGCATTTGATTTGCAGTAAAGCTAGATAGGTGCTGAGGTTTGAGAACTGCATTCATAGCAGGAGCACCCAAACATATAATAAAGTCAGGTTTTGTTTCTTCTATATCTTTCTCAAGTAAAGAATGGCAACACCTAATCTGGTCTTTGGTTGGGTTCTTATCCTTACCCTTCTTATCTTTTCCCGGATAGCACCGAACAACATTTGTTCTCCAACAATCTTTATCTACATCAATACCAACGTAGCTAAGATACTTTCTCAACATGCTTCCAGAAGCACCAACAAAGGGAATACCTTGCTTATCTTCATTCCAACCTGGGCAGAGTCCGACTATGAGAATCTTTTTCTTTCCATCTCCAAACCTCTCTATCTTTGGACTTCTACAGCTTTCACATAGTTTGCATGTGGAGCAATCATAGACTTTTGGGGAAGATTTCCTGCCAGAGGTGCTTCCTCCACTAGATCTTCTCCTTCGAGATTCCTCAGGATGATCTCTCTGATACTCTTCAAAAGTGCTCATGAAGAAAGCGCGTTGCTTTGACATTTACCCTTTCCTTTTGTTTGTAATGAACTGCTCTTCAAAGTAGTTTAATATCCTTACTCATAAAATTAAACTCTTTTAGATTGACCTGTTAGTTTTATGTTTGGTTTTGGGGAGCTTGGTCCTGGCAAGTTATTCATTCATCCCGCCTTTTGGAGAATTAAGGTGATATTCATCTAATGCTTCTTTAAGTTTTTTCATAACACGATCTAATTCAATACTTGCCGTCTGATCTCTCGGTTCGTATAATGCTTTTTTAAGTTCTTTCATAACATGATCTAAGTTGATGCTTGTTGTCTTATCTCTGGGTCGGGGCCAAGCTTTAGGTGGTTCAATCCAACCTCCGCCACTTTGTAGACACCGGTTTATAATTATTGTAAGTAAAGCCAATGTGAACCAACCTAAGACCATTCCACCTATAATCTGATCCCAATTCAAATCTGATATATCCATTTCTATTCCTCCTCTTCACCTGATTTTGTTTGTAACAAGTAACGTAAGCTCCCTTTCTCAACTAAAGTTAAGCCTGTATCGGGAAAATACTTGATACTAGAGCACACCCCGGAAACATCTTTTAGAAAAACAGGGTTAACATTAAATGTAAAATTAGAGTTTAGATTTTCTGTTATCTCAAGTTCTTCTACAAGCTCTCCAAGCTCTGCATTCTTTGAAATTACAGTGCATTTATTTTTACAAACTTCCAGAACAATCTCCTTATCAATAGGGTTAACATTAGCAAGAAAGATGGTATGTCGCTCTAACACATCCCCCAATCCGCTGATAAATTTAATCTCTACGAAAGGAGAACCAGTAGCAGGAAAATACTGTAGAACATCCCGGTATTCTCCTTCATAAGTACTGGAAGCAATCCGCGTACCGTCCTCTAGCAAAACTACAAATGAGTTACTCTCTTTATCATAACCTATTGCAGAGATTTCGTGCCTATTTTTGATCATAATGCTGATAAGTTTGAGAGGTAAAATACATACCAACCCATCAAAACTACTTCCCAGGGACCAGCAAGCTATCCGATACCTATCCGTACTTAGCAAAGTATCCTTATTAATCATAACACCACAAATTGGCCCAGCGGTTTCATCTTTAGAAACTGCAAGTCTACAAAAATTGAGACCTTCAA